GCATCAGCAAGCGCATGCTTGGCCGCAGCTTCTTCCTTCTTTCCCTTAGCATTAACAAGTGTGCGTACTAAATCTGGAATGTCAGCGTTCGCGTGAAGAAGATCTGCTCCTTCCATTGTTTCCTTGGATACAGAACCGTCATTCTCGCTCTTAATTTTATCAATATTATTAACAGCGTTCTTAGCTGCCTGCTTGCCAGACGCACTCTTTTGATTGATGGCTCGCTTAACTTCCTTAAACTTACGGGCTTTGTTGATTGTGTCCATGCCGACCACTTCACGCAATCCCATGAAGTCTTTCGTAGGCACGTATGATGGCATGTCACCATATTCTACGTCTTGGAACCCAGTGTTTAAACGCTCCATAACTTCTGTAAGGATCTGCTTTAACTCTGTGTCGTAAAACTCCTTTACGTTTTCGACAGTATTAAGGCCCACTACTCCTGCTTCGTTTCCGTTTGGATCGAATACGTCTTTCTCATTTACGATCAGCTCGTTTATTCTACGGCCTGCGGCAACCATTCTGTTACTCAGACCCTTGCCCTTCATTACAGACAACGTGCCGCTTGTCGTAACCTTGCGCATCTCTGCATCCGTAGGCGTTCTGTTTTGTTTCGCAGCATCAGATATAATTTTTTTATTCTGAGAGCGCACAATCATTTCGGCGTCTTTTTTACTCATACCCATCGAGTAAAGAGCCGACTGAATTTCGCGTGCTGCAATAGCTACGGCTTCGGGGTCGCCAGACTTTAACTTGTCTTGCAAGACTTTGCGAGCATCGTAGACTTCTCTGTACCTACGCTCCAAAGCTTTGCCTTTCGATGACTTGGCTTCGACAGGATTTAGGTAATTTCGGTAAACAAACTCGCGCTTGTCAGCAATTAGGTTGCGGAAGATAGGCTCTAACTGCGGATCGAATATGTTTTCGCCTCGGATCTTTTTGTAAAGAACCTTGATCTTGTCGTACCACTTCTCAAAGAAGAACTTATGACGCTTGAAGAATTCCTTTTCTCCAATGTCGATCCCCTTGCGATGCAACAGATACATAGAAAATTGGTTTGCCCACATCTCTTGCGGCGTTTGCTCTGAGATGTCTTGACCAATAGACTTTTGGTTCTTTTTGCCCCAACGGAAAACAGGAGACATTTCTTCCATTACCGCATCCGCGTCAGATTTCACTTGTCCTGTCGGGGTAGAGAACTTCTCACTCATTATTTCCCAGAACTCACGCTTAAGCTGAGAGGACGCGATGTTATCCCAAGACCAATGGCCCAACTCGTGAGCAAGAGTGAGGTTAAAGGTTATGGGCCCAGCTTTATCAGCGATTTCCACGGCATTCGTGTTGGGATCAAACGCGCCCATGACATCGCCGCCATCTTGATTGAAGCGCAAGATAGGTGCTTTGTTTTCTGTTGAAACAATATCCAGTAGTTCTTCGGCAACTTGACGCTCTTTTTTCGATACGCCTTTGGTTATGTATCCTAGCTGCTTTTGTGCCTCTACAAGTTTTTCTGTCGGCCTTCTAAAGCCGTTTGGCGCTAAGTCGTAACGCAGCCCTTCCAAGAATGACAAGACTTGAAGCCTCGTCTGCATCGGTACTACTTCCCCGTTCTGCCCTTTGAAGGTAAACGGCGCGACTTCGTAGGTACGAATTATTTGGTTCAATTCGTTCAACGTAAATTCACGGTTCTTCATATTGTCATTGAAGTGTTCTAACCGCTTGCCACCTCTAAGTTCTTCGGGAACTCCGCTCGCACCGGCATCATCAAGAACCTTGAAGATTGCGCGTTCTGCTCCGATAGATACCTTCTCATCGCTCAACTTAAATGTTGTCTGATTTGTCTCAGCAGCGGTTAAAGGCATCTTCCGAGGTACGAACGTTTCAAAGCCTTCGGCATCTCTGCCTATTTCCGAAGCCGCGCCCAGGCCATTCTCTTTGTTGAGAGGTACGAATAAGTCCTCGATGCGGCGTCTGTTTGACCGGAACTTTCGGGCTTGGACAGGCAAATATCCTATAGCAAATTCGTTGAGGTCATTCTTTTCTAATGAGCCCAACAACTCTTTGACGTTGGCACCCGCTTCGATCTGCGTGTCATTAATTATTCTGGCAATTTTAGAACCAGCTCTCTTAACTGAAACTCCAACCATGTCGCGTGGAACCAGTGCAAGAACCATGTCCTCGTTTTCATCGCGGAACACAGGCACGGTTGGGATGTCTTTTGCGTTAGTCTTAGGCTTGGCTTTTGGCTTAACGGTAGTGCGCCTTAGTTCTTCGATTAGCGCAGCTTTTTCTTCTAAAGTCTTGTCGCCAGACAAAGCGTCATCAACAGCAGAAGTCATCTCTTCTGAGCTACGAACGATTGACTGAGCTTCGTCTTCGTCAGCTTTACGGACGTTTCCTAAAAATTCGTTAAGCCTTTCTAGCGAAGCGAATGTACGGAACTTAGGCCCATCTGCTGTACGAACAATCGTTTCGTAGGCAATATCGTAATCCGTATCTCTAAAGCGAGTGCCTTGCGGCAAGTCGTCTGCGGTTTGATTGCCGTTCGGCTTGTACGCAACGTATGTGTCTGTAGGCGGAGTTGCTAATTCTGCTGCCAACCTTTCCTTAAGGCCCGCTAGATTTGCTTCACCTTCTGGCTTTAGCTTGCCAGATTTGTTTTTAGCTTTTTGCTTTTCTAGCCGAGCTATTCCCTTTTCCAGCTTGGCAATCGAAACTCCACGAGTGTCTTCATCAAGGATAGACTGAGCTTCCATCTTGTTGAGCTTGGAGTTTGTTATTACGTCATCGATGCTAATGACCGTGCGACCGTCGTCGCTGCCGCTTGCGTAACCTCTTTTTAAGAAAGACTGTATCTTCCCTTTGTAGACTGAGCGGCCTTCTTTCGTATCTGGCTCTAGTCGGAACGTAATACCAGCAGTCTTCTCACGCTTCATAGCAGTTTCGACGCGACCACCGCCGCTACGAATGGTACGGTTTGGAGTGGGATCTTGCCCTGTTTCCAACTGAGCCGTAATCATTTGCTTTACGCGCCGTTTCAGCTCACCGCTGTAACCTTCATGCGTAGATACTTGGTCTATTAATCTGTTTAATTCTTTTGCAGGGTCACTGGCGTCAGAAACCATTTCGACAATGGCCCGATAAACTACTTCGGCATGTACATTAGTGGTGCCCCACTCGCCATCGTAATTCTCTTGATTGATTGCTTGATCGTAATCAACAACTCTTTCGTCCGCCGTCTTGCCCTTTGGCTTCTTCAGGTATTCGTCTATGTCTTTCGAATACTCTTCGGCTTCCTTCTCAAAGATCTTCTTGCCTTCTTGAGACAGTTTTCCTTTTGGTGTGAGCTTTACAATTCCCTGTTGGATCAAGCCATCAAGGAAGTCTTCGTCTACACCAAATTTTGCGTAAGACGCTTCGATAGATGATTGCTGGCCCTCAGACCGGAAGTCCCACTCCAACTCGCTGTTATCGTTTTCAGCTTGGACGTATTCTTCTACGCTACCATCTGGGTTTTCTTCGACTGAGCTTTCGCTGTCGAATTGCGCCATATCGTCAGCGTCTTCCATGTCCTGCTGTACAATGGCTTCCGCATTTACGCCGTCTTCGACGCCTTCGGTAACTGGCTCGTCGGCTGCTGTAGCAGCTTTACCTTTTACGAACTCTTTTACTTCCTGCCCAGCAGCCTCACGGATTTCGTTATTGACCTTACGGAGTACGGCTATCGGCGTGCGCGCAGCTAACTTAGACCCGTTTGTTTTTAGTTTCCCTGCGTTGAATAAGTCTACAACGTCTTGCTCTGTGATGACACTGTTCTTCCCGTCAATCAGCTTGCGCACTGCTGCCTTTTGGCTTGTTGAGTTGTATTTAATCTGATCGAATGAAGTCACAGCTTTCTTCGGGACAACGCCCTCAATTTCGCTTGCCGCTTTAGTTTCAAGAGCATTGAGTTTTACTGGCTCTGCTTCTACCGTTGGTTTTGAAGCTGCGCTTTCTGGTAAATTAGATTTTACGCCATTCTCATATGCTGCTGCGGCTTCCTCGCCAACGTTTTCAGCAATAGCTTTCCTTTTTGCGTCAAGCGTGTTGGTCATAAGACCCTTCGTTTTTACGCCATCAGCAGTTCCCACTTCCAAAATTTCAGCAAAAGGTTTCGGCGTGGCGGCTGCATCTACCGTTTCTGCTGGCTTTGCTTCTGTAGCTTTCGTTTTCTTCGCAGCTTTTTTCTGAGCTTTCTTAGATATTGGGGGCGTAGTATCGACCTCAACGGGTTCGTCTAAGTACGATCTGGATAGCAAATCTCTTGCTTGGTTTTGCAACGCAGACATCTCAGCCGTAAGATCGTTGATGCTTGCAGAGACTTCGGCTTGCGCTTCCGTATCTACCTTACCATCTTGGCCGTAAGCCTTCTGATAGATAGCGTCCATTGCGCGTTGCCGCTCGACAACAGCACGTTCGAGAGCTGATACTTGCTCAATCGACATTTTAATGTCGTTGATCTCAGTTTGTGATGCAACGATGTTCTCGGCGGCTGATGCTTTGTCAGGTGACGTTGGATCGTTGATTACCGTTTGGCTTTCTTGAATGTCAGCTTCCAAGTCAGCTATACGTTTGCGTGTGTTAATCGCTAGGTTCGTACCGCCCTCGATCCAATCCGCATCCGTAATCTTCGAAAAGTCTGCGAGGTCTGGGTCTGACGCCATAGCTATGGCGTTCGTATCTGCTATCGCACTTTCTGTTGCGCCACTGAAACGGCCTATGCCGCCACCGATTAACCCACCGACCGTGCCGCCTACCGCGCCACCGATTGCAGTCGCTTTCGCTGCATCGCTCACAGAGTATTCGTCGCGTAGACCGTAATCAATTTCACGCTTTTGATCCATCGCGTTGAAGCCCAGCTCAACGCCTGCGCTGATCGCGCCTTCTTGCTTCGCGCCTTTCGCTGCACCAGCAACCATTCCTGCACGTTTAGCCTGAGCAGCAGACTTCCCAGCCTGTGTCGCAAGCTGTGCCGCTTTCGCACCTTTAGCAGCCACACCGTAACCACCAGCAAAGTTCAGTGGATCAGCGATTAACGCACCGCCGATGTCGCGTGTCTTATCCCACCAAGAACCGCGAGTGGGAGCGTTTGACCACGCTCTACCTAGTCGCGCTATAAGCTCTTTGTCTGAGCCCGCGTTCGCGTACTCAATGATGTCTAAGCCCTTAGAAAATGAGTTCCAGTCGTCCCAACGCTCGTCGGTGTACCACTCGTCAAGCATGTCTTCGGTCGAAGTAAAACTCTGACCGGACATTCTATAATATTTTGTGAGGTCTTGTAAGAACTGATTGTTCTCAAGTAGCTGCGAGCCTGACAGCGTTGTGTAGTCTTCGGGTGCAGTTACTTCTTGTTCTTGATCGAATAGAGCTGAAACCTCGTTCAAGGTTTGCAAATACGACTTAGCCATCTTAGGTTCTCCAGTTTACCTAAGATTAAATTATCGTGTTTGTTTTGTCGGATCGTCCCTACGGATAGTTCACTTGGGATTCTTCTGCCTGCATCTCCATAACGTCCCGCCTTAACATCGCTGACTCCAGTGCGTCTCTGTAAGCAACATCAAACTGATCTGGTGATAAGAAGTTTCGCCCATCCCCATATCTGCCCGCTTGCCCAGTCTGTAAAATACTTACGTTTCGGGACTCGATTTCTCTCAGAAGATCTCTAGTATTCGTGAAACCGTTAGCCAATAGTTCATCTATATCGCCGCTAATTGCTCTCTCTATATAATCAAACGCTTGGGACTTGAGGAGTTCTGGCACGTCGTCTTCATTATAACCACCCGCGCCTAAATCTAGGTACTTATTTCTGATTTCGTTTACGCCTCTTGGCTCCAAGTCCATTTCGGTTTTAGTTAGTGTTTGATTTAGGCTACTTAAAGTCGAATAAAGCCTTTGGAATTGCTGTATGTTTTGATCTAAAGTTCGTATGTGGCCAAGCATCTTTTCTTTAGTACCTACATTACTGTTGGAAATCTGTGACTCATAGAAACTGCCCTGTTGTATTTGAGCTGAGATTTTTTCTTTATCCTCTACTGCTCCTATTAAAAGATCCTTAACGGCGGCAGCGTTTCTTTTAAGTTTATCTGTAATATCAGACCTTGAGTTGCTGAACTCTGTTTTCTGAGATAAAGAAAAAGGCTGCTGCGCATTTTGACCAGAATAGATATCTGTCCATGCTTTCGCGTCAGCTTGAATGCCATTAACAATGGTTAGAACTTCGCTGACGTTTTGTGTTGTAAGGTTAACATCTACCGCAGCGTCTTTTTCAATCTGCTCGACTGTTAATACAAGGCCCGCATCCCTTTTCCCGCCATGTCTAGGATGCCCAACAGCACCCAACCCTGCGGCTGGGATAACATCAAATTTTTCTTCGTAATATTTAGTTTTCCCGCCGCCTGGGCCACCCCATTCTTGACCAACTCTTCGCCTTTGCGCTTCGGTTAAAGCCGACAAGGACACGCCAAGTCGATCCCGAGAAAGGTTCATTACAGATAGCGTACTCATATATTTTCGCATGGAAGGGCTTGTGCTATAAGTCTCAGATAAATTTTCCTGCATAGCATCCAAAAGTGTTTGTTCTAAAACACCGTTGGCTGACACTATAGACAGGCTGTCAGAATGGTTCCCAGTTGCAATACTTATAAGTGTTGCCTCAACGAACTCCTTGTTCAATGGTATCCCAAGTTCTTTGGCAAGAACACTCATCTTTTGGTACGCAGATGTTAAGTTCGTGCCAAGTATAGCTCTATCGCTTTCAGATAGTGAGAGGCTAGGACTTACAAGTGAGCCAACGCTTTCTATGGATTTTACGGCTTGTTCGGTCGTTTGAAAACTTGCAACCGTAAGTGCATTGTCTTCTGCGACCGCTGTCATCGCATTAGTCTTTTCGGCTTCGTTCGCTTTCGTTGCTTCTCTGGTTAAGTTCGTCTCAAATTCCTCAGTCAAAGTGTCTTCTAAATTTGTTATATCTTGAGAGGGAATGTTTAAATGGGACACACTTGCCAATTCAGACGCAAGAGCTTTTTGCACGTCTGCAAGGTTAGCGAAATTACCTGCTATTATAGCTTTTTCGAAATTACTATTTAAGTTGTTTACGGCTTGTTTTCTAGCAACTTTAAATTTGTCCCTAACGCCAGCTTCCGTAACTTTCGCACCGTCAAAAGCTGCGTTTAGCTTATCTTTACCGAGCAAAGGAAATTGAGCTCCAAGGCTCGCCTTGATTGCCTTTATTTCGTCTTCGCTTGTGGCGCTTGCTACTTGTTGAGAAAATAAACGCTTAACTTGTGCTTCCTCATTATTCCTAGCGGTGTTGCTTGCCTGAGCTTTTAAGTTGGTAATTAGATTTTGATTGCTTGGGCTTAACGTTGCCGGATCAAATTCAGAACCAAACTGTCCTTCGCGGCCCCACTGGTCGGGGTCAGCATTAGAGCCATTATTCTTGTCAGCCCAAGCGGCGATACTCGCTTGAATTTTTTGGGCTACGTTACTATCGTGTTTTTGCTTTGCTGTAAATATAGCGTAGTTTTGAGCGCCTGCGTCCAATTCCCCAAACTCAGGATTAAGTTTTGTGTACTCTGTTATTATCTTATCAATGGGGGTCTGGCTGTTAAACGAAGAACCATCGTTAAACATATTTAAGAGAGGTGCCACGCTACCGTCAGCAATCTGATAATCGTATGATTTCATTTGGCTTGAAGTTAATCTTTGATTAATCTCTATGGTATTCTTGCGATCTTGAAGTTGTGTCTTAAACTGCTCTGGACTAATCAATTTTCCAAACGAAGAATAAATACCGCTTTTCTCCATATAATCTGTGAAATCTTTATATGTCGGGTCTTTTTCTAGGGCAAGAAAATCAAGGGCTTCTGATCTTCTAGCTGCTTGTTGCTTGTCAATACTAGCGGTCGCAGCGAGTTTTCTTGACAGCTCTAAAGCGAGTTGGTCGTCTGCCATATTATTATTTCGGAACTGTGCGCTTTCCCGATTAAGTCGAGCAGTATCTAGTTGAATATCTGACAACGATTTTCGATTGGCAGCGCCATCTTGCCACTCTTTATACCTTTCTTGAGCTTCACTGTCTCTATTCGCCGCATACCCTGCTGCTGCGGCAGCGCGATCACGTTGGTCTTGCTGATCTTGACGGAACTGAGTTTGAACGCCCACGTTTTTTGTTACGTTGGACTTCTCAGGCATCAAACGTGTGAGGTAGTCCATGCCCCCGCCAAGAAGCTTTTGGCGCTCAATGCGTTCATCGACTGTGCTATCAGGGTTGCTCTGGACATAACGGTTGTACTCATCACGAGCCTCTGCCGCCTTCTTTGTCCAGTAGTCGTTACTTTCGCGAACGCCTTGTAAGAACCCAACTATATTAACCATTGCTTATCTTTCTACTCTTCACTAGCCCAAGAAATGCTATCGAAGTAACCTTTTTTCTTCATAGTATCGTACATCGAACCTATCGCGCTGCCTGCTTCAGTTGCTGCGTTTGCTGCATAACTTACGTTGTTTGATAATGCTCCAAGAGTTCCCTTGCCAGCAGTATTAGTCGCGTTGTATCCGCCAGCAGTGTAAGAGTACGGCTTAGAGTATAAGTCCATCGTATTGTTCATGTAGCCCTGCGCTACATCCGCACGATTTGATACTGCCGTAAGAGCGTTGTTCATGTCGGTCAAAGCAGTGTTATTACGCATGCCACGTAGGTTGTTGATGTCACCTATTGGAGCGTTGTTTAAAGTGTTCTCGTAAGCCAGGTTCATACCATCAAGACCTTTTTGAAGGCTGAACTTACCCTGTCCATAATTTCCACCAGCAAGTGCGTTCGTAAACATAACACTGTTTTCGTTTACCGCATCGCCTCTAAGGTTTCTGGTCATGTTGCGCTCGTTCATGCCCAAGGCTTGATTGGATGTAGTAGCCCCGATGCTGTCGCCGTAAATGTTTCGAGACATGTTACGTTCGTTCATGCCCAGATTTTGCTGTGCGGCTGTGCTGCCAGAAACGTTATTCATGTATGCGTATGCGTCGTCGAACGCAGCCAACAGATTTTCGTTAGCCTTTTCTGCGGCTAAGTTCATACGAGCTTTTTCTAGCTGAACAGCCATAGTGCTGTTCTTCATACCATCAGGTAAGTCTACTCTGGCTTGTTCATATTGTTCTTGAATTGCCGCGTCAGAGTTTGCTTGCCTTAGCTGGAAAAACTTAGAAGCTATCTCGTCTGTCTGCCGAGATTTCTCCATGATGTCTGGAGCCGCGCCTAAAGCCGCTTCATCCCTTAACTCAAGGGCAGAGAGATAATCATCGACATTAGGTGCGCCAGCAGCAGCGTTTATATCTCTGTTTACTGTGTTACCGTAAAGCTGGTTTAAGTCTTCATCAGACATTTCCCGAAAGTTCTTTTCGAGTTTGTCTAGTTCTAGGATGTCATCGTCGGTAAGATCTTTTACGTCTTTTTTGTATTGGGTAATAGCTTCTGAAACTAAGTCTGCATTAGAGCTTTCCTCACTTGCCCTTTGCTTGGACAAGTACTCTGCAAACTCGTCAAAAATGTCAGGGCTAATCTGGCCGAACGTACCAAACTCATCCGTAAGCATTCTAAGATTTTCCATCATGGCGTCACCGCCTTCGGTAAAATCTTCCTGCGAACTGAGCATCATTTCCAAGCTGGCTTTTGTAGCCTCACTTGAAGCAGCCCATGCTTCGTCTAATTGCGCTTGGGTTTTAGTGCCGTTTTTTACAGCCTCTATTGTTGACCACAGCTCTACGACGTCGCCCAAGTCGCTTGGCAAAATGTTTGTTAGGTTTAGAGCTTTGTTGAAATCAATATCTGGTAAATCTAAACCAGTTGCTTCCTTCACCATACTTAGAAATGCTGACATAGCGGTTACTCCTTAAAACATGCTTCCGAAGCCCGCTCGGCGGTTTTCTTGGAAGCTGCCGCCACCAGAAGCCATGTCTCCTATCGGCACGTTAATATATCGTATCTCGCCCGTATCTCGGTCTTTGACTGCTTTGCGTGTATATACGTTATCTGAGCCTGAGTACGTTGGGATCATAAAGTCAAAGTCCTTTTCTGTATCACCGTCCGTAAAGCCGAACATGTTCAACAGCGCTGCGGGGCTGTAACCAGAACTCATGTACTTTTCAAATAACTCTTCAAGTTTTTTCACTAGACCTTCGAAGTCAGTAGTTTCGTCTACTTCAGCGTCTTCTTCGGCAGAACTCGTTAGTAACTTTATCTGTTCTTGTAATTTCTGTATCTGACCCGCAAAGTCGTTAGGGTCTGTATCAGCGACAACTTCGGCTGCGACTGATGTCGCAAGGGAGCTGCTAGTTCCGTCAGCATCTCCCTCCGCACTAACGGGTGTAAAAACCCCATCAAGCATCGTGCCGATCAAGGCTCCATCTGCGTCAAATACGTCCTCTCCGGTATCGCCGCCAGTTGCGCCAGTTGCGTCAATTTCCGCAATACTAGCAGGAGCCGATCCAGTATCTTGATATTGCTTCACCGCCGCTTGATATTGCGTTATGGTCAAACCCCTTAAGGCTCCATAACTATAGGTTCCAGAGTCTTGATCGAACTCATTTAAGAAGCTCGAACCGGAAGAAGAATCGCCTGCCAAATCGCCGCCAGTTGCGTCAGTTGCGTCAGTTGCGTCAGTTGCGTCAGTAAGGCCAAGATCGGCAATGCCCGCAGCAGCCGAGCCATTATCGTTGTAATACTGCACCGCCGCTTGGTATTGTTCTGCGTTTAAACCCGTTAAATTCCCATGACTATAAGTGCCCGATTCCGCATCAAACTCATTTAAGAAGCTCGAAGCTTTTACATCTTCTAATTCGTTCATCATAGCAGTGTTATCAATCGTACCATCTTCTAATAGTACAGCGTCAACTTCACCGCCCGCTGGCTCGTTTGCATTACTCGTAAAGTATTTTAAGTTTTCTGTGTCCGGCATAAAGTTGCCGCTAAAACCTGAATCTATTTTATTTGGATCTAGTGTGTACGAATCCCCATAATAGTCTGTGTAAACCAACTGACCATCGTCATCCTGAGTATAGCTGTCACTGCCTTGCGCTAACTTACTTGCTTGAAGGTTGAGATTGTAACCATAATCGTTATCTCCAACAGAGTAGCTGCCATAGGTTGTATCGCCATAAGCGCCGTCTTCAATTAGTCCCGCGTATGCTGCAAGCGCGGTTTGGTCAGCAGCTAGACCGTTTTCTTCCTCCAAAAGCTCCTCTCCTTCCGGTTGGAACTCAGTAAGACCCGTTTTGGGGTTCATTCCACCAGAACCGCCAAGGGCTTTAAGTAAGTTTTGAGTAAATGGAGATGCGTGGATAGCCATCGTATCTCCGCCCCGTCCCATTTGGGAAATCTTTTTCCCCGCTGAGTTTGCCGCTGCTCGCTGCGCTATACTCACGCCGGTATTCGGACCGAAAACTGCTGATGAAAAAGCCATAATAATCTCCTGTGTTACCTCATATTATTTACGAGGTGTTGTACTGTCGTCCTACGCAGCTTGCATCTTTGCCAAAGCTGTTAAGTAAGTCTTGTGTTCCATAGCCGCGAGAGAATACGCAGCCTGATTAGAAAGATCATCGCCGCTTCTTCGCGCCAGCTCACGATCTATAAAGTCAATTTCTGAGTTTAACTTTTGAGCCGCTTGTTCGTATCCAATAGAACTGGGGTCAAGAAGCCCAAGTTCCGCAACAAGAAGCGTTTTGTCGTACTGTATGTCATCCGTAAGTTGGTTTACGAACGAGTTATAAGAGTTGGTTCGACCTATAAAGCCGCCATTGAAGTTTGTGTCGTTCTCAGTGTTGGCGAAAAGAAACATATTTTCTACGTCAGACATAAGGCTTGCGTATCCATCGTCGCTAAGAGCGTATGTTGCCTCAGTGTAACCCGTATCCTCGTCACCTACATAAAGAACGTATCCGTCCTCGCCGTTGTCGATTACGTTTATGTTGCCCACAAGGTTGTCTTGCAGATCCGTAGGAAGATCCATGATAAAGCTGTTTATCTCATTGGATGCTGTCTCTGTTTTAGCCCAAGTTGCTGGGGTGTACCGACTGCCGAAGCTCATAACGAGAGGTTTGGCTTCACCTTTGTAGCTGTCTATTGGGGTTCCAAAACCATCTGCGTAATTGTAATTAATAAACTTAGCGCCGTTCGTAGAAGTCGATAATCCGCTTTCGTATTTGTCTGGGTCATACTCACCGTATGTACCTTCGAGGTAGGCGTTAGCGTCTTCTTGAACTGCTGTGTCGGTAGCGCCTACAGCATTGACAGCATCATTGTTATCACCGTCAGTGTTTTTCATATCCTCGAGAAATTGCGCGGCTTTTTCGCCCCCAGTTAAGTCGCCCTCTTTTCCGTCGCCACCCAAGTTCAGATCAGAAAACTTTAAATTAAAGAATGTGTCATTGAGGTAAGTTCCCGCCGCATAAGCAATCGGGTTAGCTAGAAGCAAAGCTGTGTTTGTGACCGTAGCAAGTATGCTATCGTTGTCACCGTCGATGCCGCCCTCAAGTCCTGAAAGACCAGCCTCTTCTATTTCTGTTTCTGTTATGTTTTTATCTTTGTCATTATCTAAGTGCAGGAAGTTACCAGCGCCGTAAGTATCGCCCTTCGCGCCCATACCGCCGCCATCAGTTGCATCGGTTAAGTCGTCGTAGCCAGTGATGCGACGGAAAAGACCGTGTTCTGCTTCTTCGTCTCCGTCGTCGTTGATGGTGTGCGCAGAAGCTCTACTGTCGCCGGTTTCCTTAACATAGTCTTCATGCGAACCAGAGAAATATTCAGACCCAGAACCGCCTGCTCCTCCACCGTCGAACATGTCTGTGAAGCTGGTGTATTCCCCAAAGAAGAATTCTCGCAAACCTGTCTCTGGGTTAATCGTACCAGAGCCGCCCATCTTCTTGAGCATCTCAACTTCTTGAGGGTTTACGTGGACTACTTCGGTATCTCCGTACCTTCCCATTTCAGAAAGGTCTTGCGCGGTTTCTTTTATGTTTGTTCGACCTCTTTGCATAACTGGCCCTCTGTTCGTGTATATACTTTTGTATTTACGGGGATCAGACATTCGTGATTACCGCCGCCAGCGTTACCTCAATATCTTGCACAGAGGATGCCGAGCTAACCGTAATCGCTATTTTCTTGGAAAGAGTTGTCGCGTCCACGGTGATCGAAGATGATAAGTTTTGCTCCGTAAGCGTTGAGCTTGCTGCAACCGTGTCTCCAAAGTTTGAACCAGCCAAGTTAAGCTGGACATTGCACGTACCGCTTGTTGTTTTTACGGCAATAGCATCGATACGAACATTCTGTTTGAACGCTCTAGTGATGGTGTATGTACCATCTGCGACGGAACCATCCTTACTAAAGAAGAATGAACGGGTGGCGAACGTGTCGGGCAACTGCGCTATGGGCAGTTTACCCGTACTATCCAGACCAGCTACACCATCTGCCGCTCCGATATACGTTTGCGGAATAAGTGCCGATACATCTACTGCTGCGAACTCTAGCCCACCACCAGTAGAGTTTACGCGCAACTGCTGTAACGCATTCGCATTCGTAAAGGCGGGGATGCCTGTGTCTGGACTTGTTAGGAGCCAACCCGTTCCATTGTAAAACTTAAGAACATTTGGTGATGCAGACGTATCAACCCAGAAGTCACCCGCATTTACGTTGCTTGGCGTGGAACTACTCACATAAACCCTGCCTCTATTGGCAAGTGTCGCGGCTAAGTCCGCAATCTTTGCCTGTGGTATTCCTGCGTCCGCGATTGCTAACTTTGAATATGGGATGAAGCCGTTAACATCCGTAAATGCATCCTCGGTCATCAGCCCAGAAACTTTAACAGAGCTAACGTCTTCTACGCGAAGCAATGAAATAAGATCGCCCGCGCTTAGTGCAGATGTAAACGTAACCGTGGATGAAGCTGGGTTTGTGGTGTAATCGTTCCCTGAGCCCTCGCGCTGCATAACACCGTTACGATAAATCATAATTGTTTGGCTTGCTGTATGCACGTAAGGGAACACAGCTTGGTTTGCGTTAGCCGTAACGTCCGTTCTACTAAACCCAGAAGTATTAGCAGATTGTACTTTGAATATAGAAATTACATCTCCTGCGGAAGCACCGGCCCCTAAAGTAATCGTGTTGCCAACTGTGCTTGCAGTAATAGTTGCCGCAGCTTGAAGTGCCCCGTTCTTGTAAACAAGAATAGCATCCGTAGAAATGTGAGAGTAACTAAATACAGTTTGCCCAGCCGTGGCCGTAAAGTCCTGCCGACCTGAGAAGATTGGCGCACCAATAGTTCCGACGTCTACGCCACTTGCTCCACGTAATTCAGCAGTTGTAGCAAGGTTTATCCAACCAGAATTTGCGTCAGTATATGTGCCAACGCGATACTGCAATCCGTTCGTAGGATCGTTTCGAATCTCGACGACCCCCGTTACCGTACCTTGACTGTCGAACAGCTTTTTCATTAGCTCGGATAACGTATTATCACCAAGCTCAGCGGAGTTGACGTATCGAACAATATTCTCAATGTCAGCGCCAATGTTGCCACTGCTTGTGTGGTTGTTTGGGTAAAGAATTTTCAAACGTGCCATATCTATTTTTCCTTATGGGTCAGAAAGGCGAAAGAGATAATTGTCATCTCGCTCTTGGTGTCGGTTTCTTCCGTTCGAAAGCGCAGCCTTACGCCTCGGAATACGTGGTTAAAGGGAAAGCTGAAATCGTGAGATAAAGGCATGTCGCCCCACCTTGGGTCGCCATCGATCCTGTCGAGATTTACTTCGATAGACCCCATGTCGCGGTCTTCTTCATCGAGGGCGTCCATGTAGAAACGGCCCTTCCCAAATGCTTGAATTATAACAGTGTGAGTGCGCTTGCTGGATAGAAAGTCTCCGAGCCATAGTATCGGAGTTTCAGCGACGAAAGTGGACCTTCGTAATGCAACAAGTCCTGTGTCTACGTGATTAGTTGGCGTTAAACTTTCGTACAAACCATCGCTAGTTCCGAATACGAGACGACCACCAAGAAAAGATCCGCACCGAGGAAGTAGACTGCTTCCTACTTGAAAGTTTACTTTTTCGTATCCGTTGCGGAAGTTCATAGATAGGCGTTCGGATTTGCCCCCACGCAACTTAAAGAAGACATGGTATGTCTGAGTGTCGCTATCATAAACCGCTGATATATCTTCTTTGTTTTCTACATTACGCAACAAGTCCTGATAGTATTTCTCCATGTCATCACTGAGGGATGCTTCGGCAATCGTAATTCCGTTTTGCTCGCTACGCATAATGGAGTGGATACCCCTGCGAGAGCAGAATAGTAGGTCAGAACCAGCGTTTACGATTGTGTTGTGGGAAATGCACCCGATGCGTAGGTTCGCCCGACTATCTAGCGACCACTGCTTAAAGTCTGGGTCAAGAATGTAAACAAGCGTTTGGTCGTTCGTAAACACCGCCAAGCGGTTTGCCTCAAACGTACCAAGTCCAGTAATCTCATCAGCCGTACCGATCAAGTTGGTGATGTCGATGAACCCAGCTTGAGATGCTTGGTCTGACGGAGGCTCCTCAACAAGAAATATATCTGGCTGATCTACTCTGCTGAGTTCTATCATCCGTGGTCTGTCGGCAAAACCAGCAACGGCTAGACGGCTTTGAACGGCTACACCGAAAGCAGGAGCTATAGAAGCAGTCGAACTAGAAAACTCAAAGCCATCGTAATTATATATTTTCGATCCTTTGGAAAAGATCTGAACTTTGCCCTCATAGTTTGTCATAGAAATAACAGCGTCTTTTTTATAAGCGCTTGTTACCCTGTGGCCCCTATCCGATGCTAAGTGTGTACTGTTAGCATCTTCTTCCGCCCAGACGACACCGCTCCGATTGTAGAACCTAGCAGTCTTTATAGTAGATCTGCTTGATCCTTCCTTTAAAAAAAACGCAGGGTCGCGACTAAGTTGCCCCCGATAGTCCACCTTACCGTTTTCGATCAGCCAGAAATGCTGCTCCTCTTCACCCTCCATAGAGGTAATGTCACGCGACCGATCCATGCCGCGAAAACTAAAGTAAGATTTCGCGTTGGATTTTATAGCAATGGGAGCATATGAAAGTCTGCCCATGTCAGTCCTTGTATGTGTACGATGTGGTTACAGTAGTTCCAGTTGATGATTTGACTGTTGTGCGAGACATATTGCTCTCTGGCGTTACGTCCGTGATAATCATCGAGTATCCCTTATTGCCGTTTGCCCGTTCGTGAAGAATGTCCGTAATGCCCGCTTGATAAAGCTTGAGCATTATCATCGCTTTCTCGCTGCCCTGTTGAAGCAAGTAATGGGCAGTCAGCCCGTCGATCATAATAAGGTCTGGGACTGAGCGGCTTTGGGTGACATCATTGTAATAGTCGAGGTCGCCGCCCGTCCAATAAGGATGGCGGCGGATGTCCTCGATGACACGGTTGGCAAGCTCAATGAACATCATCATTACCTCGCCATCCACGCGAGCAGGACTAAAGTTTCCTGCCCGAACCAGTGCGCTACGAACCAAGTTCTCTAGGGGAGTATGACTGCCCTGCCCAGCGGCGAACGGTTTAGCTACACTGACTTCTGCCATTAGTCTTTATCCTCTACGATGCGACCAGTCCAAGTGAAGTGATGAACGCCCATTGCATCCTTCAATTCCGTGGGTATCTTCCACCGAACGTATTGCCGAGCAGCGTCCCAAGTTCCGCTAAAGCGGTCATCATTAAGCTGTACATCGAAAACAGAAGTCTCTTTGTCGGACGAAACATACCAAGTGAATGCAGAAGTAGGCTTTGCTTTTGCTTTCTTCGGCTTTTCGTCATCCACCCAAGCCTCGTTTTCGGGGGTTGTCGGGTCGTCTTTTACAAAGTGACCGTCTTCTGTTCTTGCGCGTTTACGTGCCATGTTAGCTCCATGAGATTTGATATAATTATTTATGGAGTTTTTTGGTGGCCCAGTCGTCCCTGCCACATAAAAAAGGGGCGCGGTATGGAACGCGCCCCTCCTTACTACATCTAAATTTAAGAGTTACGCGAGCGTAGTCCAATTTTTGATGTATGTGTGTGTTTTGCTCTGGGTCATTTCCAAGCCGCATTCCGTCAGGTATTCGTGCTTGATTTGGTCAGCGTCATTGGTCTGACGATCCCGTAGCAATGTAGTATCACGACCATCAAGGTAACGATACTTGAGGTGTGGGAAGTCAATGATAATCATCGCATCGTCCATGCCAGGGATTTGGCGGAACTGGGGATGCAAGTGTACCATCAAATCACCCGCGAACGTGTGGTACTGAGAAATTGAAATACCGTAAGTATCGTCAATCACTGTTGGTTGCCAACGGTTCTTACCGATCTTCTGTAAGTGACCCGCTGTCTTCGCACCCACAAACGCAATCTTCTGCTTCGAACCAAAAGCAAAGATGCTTTCAATCAAATAGCGGTCGAACTGATCTTCTGTCATCGTTGATGATGCAGAAGCACGGTCGATTACGTTAGTGATGTTGTTTACCAAGCCGCCTGTGTAGCGAGTTGGTTGCGAGGTAGAGCCGTTTGCTTCGTGACGCTTTCCGAAGAACATGGCACGCTCAATATCCTGCATGTGCAGTTTAAGAGCTTTAGTAGCTAGTTCATCTTCCTTGTCACCAGTACGCAAGTTAGTTGCTGACAACGTATTTGAGAGGCCATAGGAAGTCCGAAAAATTTGCGTGTAGTTGTAGTCCACGCTTGCATCGAACGAGATAGCTGTAGGGCTAGATGCCCCTTCCTCAAAAGCCGAACCAGAGATGAACAAGTTAGCGTCATCTGCGATTTGGTGTGATGTACCACCGATGTTACGCTCAACTGTTAGACCAGTTGCCGTAGAATCTGCTGTACAACGCATTACTTCGCCTGTCGCTGCGTTTACAAGCATAGTGCCTTTAACCGCAAACAGGTTGTCGTTACCCGCATCAACAGTGATAGAAGTTGTTGATGTAGAAGAAACCGCACCGTTGACCGTAAGTTTACGGTCGGGGAGTTCATCTTTGAACAAACGAAATTCGGGATCGTCTGTTGCTTCAGATGATGTCATTGATAACAATGCGTTCAGGGGAGCCGAGCCGTTTGGCTCAAGAAGAGTGTATAATTCTCTGTAGTTTTTAGGGCGGAAGTCACTGTCAAATTGACCCGTTCCGCGCAGTCCTTGAATAGCAGCCATGATGGCCTCCTATATTAGATTACAAACTAGGCGGCACAAATAAGTCTAAACGGAGTTCACGTATTAACTTTTCGTCCCAATAAAACTTTGTTCGGCTTGCGCGGAACTATGTCTTATTAGCAGCATGAAATATAATTGCAGGAGGTGTCGTCCCTCTTTTAAAAAAAAGGGACGATTTTTTTATGTAACGCGACGATCCTGTGCGCGTTGGGTCAAACGATTAAGCATATCGTCACTGCCCTGTTGCCCGCCAGATGATGTCGGAGCCGTCGTATTCGTTTCCGTAAAGGCAGCACGCTTCTCGGAGAAAGATTTCAACCGTTCAAATTCACCAGAGTTCTTCTCGTTCTGGAATGCCTTCATAACCTTACGAGTTAGGCCCAGATCAGCAAAGTCTTCGCCTGTGTAGCCCATCTGCATAGCATAGTCAGAAAACTCAGGAGCCATTTCATCAGGGAGGTTTAGCTCCTGCTGAACTCTATCTAAGTTCGTCGCCACCCGCTCTTGATAACTCTGATTGGACTGGTTGCTTGCTTGCTTTTGGATCTGCTGGCTGACTTGCGCTTGCTGTTTTCCAGCCTGCATAACTCTGTTCATTAACTGAGTTTGCATAGCCATCTGCTTCTTCAAGCCTTCGATTTCCGCGTAGCTCTCACGAAGTTTTGGCGGCAGGGAAATAGCGTTGCTATCTTCGTACTTACGGAATTCTTCTTCTAATGCCGCAGCTACGTTTCCACCCTGTTGTGCGTTAGGGTTTGCTTGACCCTGACCAGCAGGAGGTTTTGCGCCCTTGCCAAATTGTGCGTTCTTTGTGAACGCTCGCTTTAGCGAGCCATCGATAAGCGCTTTGGCTTGTGAAGGGCTCATATTACCCTTCTCCATCATCTGATCGACGTATCCGTAAACCTCTGCGTTTTGAGAGTGCTTATTGTTTAAAGCTGCGTAACGATCTCGCGTGCCTTTTATTTGGGCGGCAGTCATCGTCTGGTCGCCCACCTTAAAAAACTCCACAGGATCAGCAGAAGTTCTATCGCCTTCTGTTTGGGGCGAAGCCATCTCTTGAGCTTTTTCCATATTCGTAGTTGGAGCATCCGCAGGCTTAGGGGCTGGCCCTTGTGGTTGCGGTTGAGGCGCAGCCTGTGGTGCTTGGCCTTTTTCTGGGCCTAGTTTCTTTTCTGTAAGTCGCTGTAAAGGATCAGCCATCGTATTCTCCATTTTCATGTAAGCGGCTTTCGCGGCTATTTGCATTTTCAAGGTGCAGCTCGTTCTCGACGCGGAGAATTAGCCGTTGAGGTAAGTCGAGCAACTGTCTAGCTGCCCAGATTGCACCCCGATTATAATCCATCTGTTGCTGGCTCATGTCGGGGCTGTCGGCCATAGTGAGAGCGAGTGATACTATCTCGTCTTCCATAACCTTGTGTAATCTTGCCCACCCTTTACTTTTGCTAAGGGCGGTTAACTCTTTAAGTTCAGTTAGGTTAGTAATTTTACAGTTCCCTTCTTGCCAGTCCCGATATTGGCTGGCCCGAACTTCTGCATGTTAGTTACGGGGGTGGATTTCTTAGATCCCTTTTTCTTCGTAGCCATAGTCGGCCTCCTTACTTTTGAGTGCATGGACAGTTCGCATGCTTCATGTTTCCGCTTTTCGTTTTCTTACCGATAGCTTTTACATTCTTAGAAACTTGCGCCACTTTGCTATCCTTTTTTCTTAGCTCTCTTAGCTTTGTTCTTTTTACTGTTAGGAAAACCTGCTTTCATATTGTCGTAGGCTTTATTCGTAATAGTTGACTTAGACTTAGAACGTGAAGTTCCTGCCTTTTTTCGCTTGTTTATGTTTTCCCAAAGGCTCATTTAATAACCTTTTTTTTTCGTCATAGTCTTGCCAGTTTTCTTAGCATAAGCCGCAGCTTTTTTCTTCCCTGCTGGGGTGTACGCAAACTTCTTTTTTCCTACTGTTGGCATGTCTTTCTCCTAACAATTCCACGCTCTGCGTGACCAATAGTTTGCGGAAAGTTTATTAGACTTTCCCTTTATTCCACCGCTACGTGCGCAGTAAGATTTCTTGCGTGATGGTTGATCTTTTTTGATCGACATCTTCTTGTCACCAAAGCGGATGATCTTTTCCTTGCCGTTTGCGCACGCCTTGACCACAGACTTCTTGCTAGACCCCGCCGCTGCGCGGCGAGGCTTATTGCAAGGCATCTTGGCTTTATTTAGCCGCGCCATTAGCTAGGCTCAGTAGGCCAAGTAATCTGTTCGCTGTCGGGCCAGTTTTCGTCAGCCGTCGGAAGATTGCGAAGCGCGGCTCGGTAATTTGCCCAGGCTGTCTTTTTACTTGCGGTTAGCGGGCTGTCAGCCGCTTGCGTCCAATCGCAATCAGCAAGGCGAGCATCCCGAAGCATTCGAGATGCTTTGGCTTGAACCGCTGGCAAAGCATCAGCAAATTTCTTGTCAATAGCAGCGTTTTCCGCTTCTTCCGCCGCTGTCATTTCGCGGTAAACACCGCCTTTGTATATGCCACCCATAACTTAACCCTCTTCCATTTGCACTTCGACAACGAGCTTGCCGTGGTCGAAATTTCCTGATGTAGATTTGAACCGAAAGCCACCTTCCATTGCCGTTGGGGTGTTCTGACCCGTGTCATAACTGTTCCATCCCCCATGCTCGACATTGGGGTGAGTATGAGATGCGTATTGCCACATGATACTGTAGTGTGAACCGCCAGATTTAGTGGATTGACCGCCTGAACCTTCGCGCCAAGGAATAAACATAATTTGGCCTGTCAGGCCAAAGCCGTAGCTATAACCAGTGCTATAAATACTGTTCCCGTAGGATGGGAACCTCATATAGCCTGAGTTGCCGTTATTCGCCGTACCCTGCATGTTGTTGCTATTGTATCTGCCGTGATACGTGTTGCCAAAATAGCCAGAGCTTATCAGGCTGTCACTTGAGTCCAGACCGTAAATGTCGAGATACCAACTCCCAGTACAACTGACCTCGTACAGCGACAAGCGAACACCAGCAATTTTAGAATAGGCGAGTCCCGACTGTATACTGGCCCACGTAATGTCGTGATAATTGGCTGCTGTAAGAGTGTTGAAGTCGTATGTTTTCTTTATCGCTACGCCCTGTGGCGCCGCAACGTACTCAAGAGCGTTTGCGGCGCTGTTGACCGCAAGTTGCTGACCAGCCGTACCTATCGCGGCTGGTAGGGCCGCAGGGTTGAACTGCAACTGCCCAGAGCCGTCAGTGGTTATGGGCTTGTTCGCAGTCCCGTCGGCTGCTGGTAGCTGAAGTGGAGAGTACGCAAGCGTACCACTTCCGTTTGTGACAAGAGGTGCGTTAGCGCCTCCGTCTGTCGAGGGTAGGGTGAAAGTCGTACCCCCGTTTTTTTGTATTTGATCTACTACGATCTTACTCATTTTCTCATCCTTTCAAACGAGTGGGGGTTAATTCTATTTGCGGCGTTTCGTGCCATAGATTGTGTAAAAACTATCTGCGCCATCAGCCGCACTAAACGTGCCTGATGGCGTGCGAAGATAAAATCCGTTGCAAGTGAGGCTAGTCAACTTTGTGAACCATCTACAGCGGCTGGTGCTATTTGTTTGGTAGCCACCCTCCAGACCATTATAATTAAAGAAATCTCCTGTTACGCCTCTCTTTGTAGCGTCATCCGAAGTTGGAGGTGGAACATAGAAGTTAAACTCTAAAATTTTGTAACTGCCAGAGTTGTCTGCTTCTGAAAACGTATCGTTCTGACCTGTCGTGTACATCTCACCACTGCTATTGTTGGAAAAGGCAGTGTTTCCCCGAAAGCCTATCTGTGACCAAGATTGGGTAGTTACTCTGCTAGAGCCATTCATGCAGCCAAAGAAAAGATAACTTACTTGCTGTGACATATGAAGGCGCTGGCAGCGAACTTGGAAGCTTTCGTATTTATCCGTGTCTAAATTTGTAAACTCTATTACGTCCTTGCCACTGCTATCCACTTTGATTTCTTGCAGCTTTCGTCTGGTGAAAAAAGAATTCTCAATATCATCAAGAGTTAGCCCTGATGTTGTTGCCGATGCGCCGCCGCTAGTCGTGTTTGTTCTTATAGTTCTTCCCATACTGACTAGACCTCCACGAACGTAACGGTTGTGAAGACACTCGTGGCATCGTCTTGGTTTTCTAAATACAAATTGTCACCACTATTTAAGACGATACCATTTCGCTCAAATGTGCCGACACCTACGCCGTTTTCAAGAAGACCTGACTGTGGGATAGAGCTAAAACCAGTAGAGTCATTACTTAGCTTATTGTTGTTAGAGGTGCCTGCGAGCATAAATTTCTGCAATGGAACGGTTTTACTATTATCCATAGCAACAAGAACTGCACTCGCATTGCCAGTATGCTCTGCCGCTGTCTTCCAGTTAATCAAGTCTGTAGAGTAAAGAGCGTCACCCTTAGTCATGCTCGTAAAGCAAACCCAAAGCGATGCGCCAATCCTCTGTGGCTGTGTTGTTTTCTGCGTAAGTTCGTGTGTTGCGGTTTCCTTTGTCAGAACAGAATAGAAATCTCTTGCAGCGGCTGTACTAAAAACGTCTTCATGGTCAAATGACCATATTCCCTTTCTAGCTGCGTTGTTACCCTGAATGTTTAAGTAGTACTTGTCGTTATTGGGGTTGTACTTAATCCAACTGGAAGAGTTGCCACTGTCTCCATCCATGTTTAATCGAGCGTGCCAGGTTTCACCTGACTGAACGAAGCCAGCTAATCCTTGATTAGTGGTGCTGTCTTTGGCGTTCAGGATTGAAGTCGCACCCGCTGCGTAAGAACCGTTGTTCCTCCATTTCCGCGAAGATATTAGGCCTATTCGGTATTGGCTACCTTTGCTGTTTGCTGGGGTCACATTGTTATGAAGGCCAAACACAAAGACACCACCGTCAGATTGAAAATCTAACGTCAGGCCATCATTTGCGGCGTAGCTGTTCCAATCGCCAGAGCTTGTATGACCATATTGGTAAGTAAAGCTATTAGATGTTGCGTTGCCAGTAGTCCTATTGACGCTAGAAGTGCCATTGAAGGCGTAAAAGTAACCACCCGTCATATAACCGTTGTCATGGACGCCCATAAAAGCATCCGTCCAAGGGTCGTGTATCGATGCTCTAGTGTAGTAATTAAGACCTATATTATCAATATAAGTTGTTCCACTGCTAGACCATGATCCTTGTAACCAATTCTGGAAAAAAGATTTATCTGCCGCTAAGTCAGTATGAAAACGATAATCGTTGCTATTGACCAATACAGCTCCATACGCAGTCGCTTTGTTGTAAGCCGATGGGTTCTCAAAGAAGTATGGCTCATATATTTGATACCTCATACCCTGATAGTCGCCGCTTTGCATATTATACTGCGTGCCGTTAAACGTCATGGCCTGCTTCGCCGCGCCAATACCAACGCTTAGTATCGTTGTCCCCTGTGCAGTAGTGCTTAACAAGTCAAAGTCACCTGTGTTGTAAGTGATGTTTTGCGCAAGTGTGTTGGAGACTGTTGTAAAGTTTAGTGGATAATTTCCTTCGCTATCAACAACGATTGAGCATTTTGGGTTCTTAGTGTTGTCGGCGCTAATCGCATTGATCGTAACAACGACAGGTGAAGCTGTGTTGTTTGTAAAAATCTTCCCGGCTTTGCCCGCCGCGACAGTGTTGCTTGATCTACCAGCCATTTATATTCTCCTAATTGTCGCCAAAGTAGACCACTCGGCCTGTTGACTGATACTTGTCTGCCGACGCCGATCCAGCATCTCCGAACGCATGTAAAACCATGCCAGAAGGAACCGTGATGGATGTACCATCACCAACGTAGCCAATAGCGTAAGTGGCGTGGTTGCCTAGCACTGTGTCGGACTCAAAATAACTGTAGTGCGTGTCTATGGATGTGGCCTCGGAAACGTAAAGCGTGGCGTCTGCTGTAATGCCTTGATATGTTCCGGCTATTGCTGTCCCGTTGGGAATGATTTCTGTGGTCTTCCACATGTAATCAGTGGCAGTCGCATCTGGAACTGCGTAGGCCGCTGCCGTACCGCCCGCACCAGCGCCACTAGATACTCCCGCATAACCGATAAAACCCATGCCAGAATGAGCTTGGCAATATGCGTAAAGCATCGGTGCGTCTTGCTCTAAAGTTACCTCTGTGTACGCACCAGCCTGACCCGCCGTACCAACCACTGTTATTCCTGTCGTGTACGACGTGCCCGCTGGTGTTGCGTGTGTGCCGTCAGCAGTTTCAGAAAAGCGTATCTGATGCCCAGAGTTTGATGGGTGAGACTGGTCAAATCGGTAGAAAATGCTCGGCAGTATATTCGCCCTAGACCTAACGCTCCCGTCTATAGCAAACTTGTTACCGCTCGACGTACTCACAACGGAAACTGCAATAGAAAAGTCTTCCTTTAAAATTGCGCCAGATGTGTCAAAAACTGCGTTTACCCACGATGTACCGCTGTAAAGCTTTAATGCGCCAGCTTGTGTGTTAAAGTAAACTGCGCCAGTTTGAACGCCAGAGGTGCTTGGATCAGAAGCGTGTGCGCCCACGAAGACGGCTTGCACTTCACCGGCGCGTGTCGTCGCTGTTGTGGCGTGAGTGGACGCGGTGTTGGCATGGCTTAGCGCGGTAGCAACTTGGGTGTTCATGTTGGCTACCAGACTGGATACGCCAGCCATGTCCTGCCAAGGGCCACCTGTGGTGCGGAACTGTAAGCTCTCTTGCCCAGCCGTAGATACGAACTGAAATTCAAACGCAGTAATGCTGCCATTAGAGTTGAATAGCTTAGCCATCAACTGATCTAAGCGTAAGCCACCGCGCTCTGCGTCTTCTAGGTACGTGTCGAGTAAATGCTCGCCAGTGGCGGCACTCCTAAAAGTAAGCTGCTCGGATGGTACTCTAGTCTGAGCCATTCTTATTTATCTCCAAGCTTCTCAGCAATCTGTTCAACCCGACCGCGAGAGAGATTTAGCACCGATTGTATTTTGACTACGTGAGCATTGATCGTGTCGCGGCCTTGTTGATCCGCATCTCTTAGTTCTGATATTGCAATCTTTGTCGCCAACAAGTCGTCCCTGATTGGAGATAATTCCTCTTTGATCTTTGCGTCGATATAATCTCTGACCTTCGGATCTATTGCAGAGGCCAATGCTCTGCTGTCAGCTAACGTCATTTCTTATCTCCCATCGGGATAAGGTTCCCTTTCTGGACTTCGTTCTGGATATTCTCTTGGGGCTGTACGGATGCACCGCGCATCTTCTCCATAAGCTGCATCTGCTGCGCAGGAGTTGGGCCTTGAGCCGCCTGCTCCTTGGAGATTTTAAATTGCTCCAAGTCGGATATGCCCATAGCGCGGATAGCCTCCTCGACTATCTTGCCGCTGTTGTATTCCATGCTTAATCCGGTTTGGTTCAGCATGCCCAACATGTTCATCCACGTTTCTGCGTTCTTCGTGGGCTCAAGCGGGAGCGTTCCGTCAATCACGAGGTAGTCGATTTCCCCTTGAATGTCGGATAGCTTGAAGTCGAGGTAGTTGTCTTGAACCATATCGGCTAAAGAACCCGTCGCATCACCGTCATTCATACGGATTGAGCCTTCGGTTGCGAAGAAATCCTGTATGTTTGACGTCATCATCCGTACCATTGGACGTATTGATGTTGATGATATGACGCGGCTAAGTACGCCAAGTCGTTGACTGCCCAGTTGGGTAAGCCGCTGTATTTCTGTAGCTGTTCGTACACCGCCTTCGGCTGTCGGCATTCCTTGCTGGGCATCTGATGCGGCTGATAGGCGCTGCTTTAAGCCCCCCATCGCCTCTATGTCTCGCCAATGACCCGCAGTTACGTCAGGTATTTGCGATATGAATACGCCTTCGTTGGGTTTGGAGCCTGGCAACGTCCGTACAAGTCCGTGCGGGTTACGGTCGATCAAGTCTCCGATGGCAACTTGCGTAGGATCTACGAATATTAGGTTGGACAAAGCCGCCTGCACGTTGTCAATGCGGCTGCGGAGCAGCCACGTAGCTATATCGTGCAGTGGAAGAAGCAGATCGTATAAGGATTGACCGTATGTCTTGTGGCTGTCGTGGTATAGCCCACCAATTACGACAGGGAATTGCTTGCCGTATGGGTTTAGCTGGCAGCGTATTACCACGCTCTCGTCTAAGATGGTTACGACCATCCAAAGCTGGTCGATCTGAGGCAGATTAACCTCGTATCCCGCAAGGCGCACCCAGCACTCGTCTACTACTCGGCTGTCACCAAGCGTAAATAAGGAGCCTCCGCTTTCTCTGCGGTTTCTGTCGGCTGGGTCGATAGATAATCCACGGCCAGCCTCTTTGTGCCAAGTGTGTCCGTCCCACCCGTTATTTGGCGCAGAAATTCTATTGCGCAGCGCTGGGAACTCGCGAAGCTTGGGGTACAATCCAGATTGGAGGAGAGCATCATACGATGAGTAGTCAGCAAATATGATGTACTGCATGCGCTCCCAGTCGCCCCACTGTACGCGGGGATCATGGAAAACCCTTCTCGGATCGACGTTTGTGATGACGTTGGTTCTGTTCTTTTGCGACCATGTGACCTTCGTAGGGGCGTACCCGTAGCGGATACAGTCAAGAAGATGTTGCGCAATTCGGGCCTCCCCTGCGGTTCTTCGCATTTGCTGATGAAGAAGGCGCTCAAGAATTGCTCCCGACTTGCGAGACTTTCTGTTCAAGCCCTCTAGCTGGAACATTGGGTTGCGGCCCGTAAGAGCCGCCATGAGATATGTCAGTACCGTGTCGCTGATTGCGCGTGTGTCAGCGATTACAGCTTTCTCACGGAACTTCGTAGCGTCAGGCTTAACGTAAACATCGTGAGCGCGGTCTGCTTGCTTCCAATGGCTGTAACGCTGCGATACCCTGTCGTATGACATTTGCATCGCTGACTTCGCGTAACTCACAAGACGTTGCTCTTGCTCGTCTGTTAAGTCGATTGAGATGTCGTCGTATCCCATCAACTTTTCGGCATGCTCAGACAAATCGACAACGATACCGTCGTCGGATGGTGTGAACTCTGCGCGATAATTTGCGTTATTAATAGCCATAGTTATTTGTTACCCTCTTTGCGGTTAGCAAGTCGTCCCTACTCACCCCAGTTTCTCCACTCGGTTTTAGATGCGCCGGTGAGCCAAGCAGTTGAGTCAAATTGATTGATTGCCGCTGGCGTAAAGTAGTCGCCAGAGCTAGGCGTTCTAGCTAGAACATCCAGCCCAATAGAAAGAGCGTCTACTTGGTCGTCATGTGTGCCCGATGGGAAGGTTTGGCACTCTTCGTAGAAGGTATCTATCCAAGGCGCGTTCTCTGGCAGAAATACGCGACCGCCCTCTATGAGCGGGAGAACTGCGTTGAGGCGTGAAACTTTATCGCCCGATACTTTATAGGGGATTACAGATACGCCGCTCTCGCGCTTGAGTTCTTGGATCAGTGATTGGCCCGAAGCTTTGTCTTCGATGTAAATGCCGCGCAATCCCTTGCCGCGCCACTTATTGTTCAGCATTATCATGCGCCGCTTTAGTTCTGGGAACTCAAACCGTTCGCGGATGACGTCAACTAGGTAAATATCGCCAGTTGTGTCCATTCCAAGGACGCACATCACCGAATAATCGGATGTAGTTTTAGCTTTGAAGGCTGTATCGGCGGATATTACGAGGGTTGAGAAGGTTTCGGGCTTTAAATCAGATGGAAATGTGCGCCACCAATGCGCCTTTATCATGTTTCCGCCCACAATGTAGGGCGTTTGCTGGTATAATGAGGCAAATTCGCGTGGGTTTAGGCGTTCTCTGCGCTCCAAATCCTCCAAAGAGAAGCGTTCAGGCCACAATGCTTGCTTCTTCGTGCTGTGAATGTAGCGTTTTGCAGGGCTAACCTTCTGTAAATCCGTGCCAGACATGTATTCTGGGTCGTCTTTTGGTAGAGATGCACGGCTTTTCTTGTCTGCCGTGCGCTTGGTTTCGATGGCAGGGAAGTTAATATGATGCCACCGCCCCTCGTTCCAGTCGTCACTCTGCATAAGGCGTCCCGCTAAGTCGTCAGGATGCCAACGAGTTAAGATAACGATCTGAGCTGGGGGCACCCCGTCTATGTCAGGCTGTAAACGGGTGGAAAGCGCGGAGACATAGTAGTTCCAAACCTTGTTGCGCTGAGTGGCGGATTCCGCGTCCTCGCGTGATTTGAAGGGGTCATCGAATAAGAGCAGATTTGCGGCCCGCCCAGAGGTGGTTCCGCCGATACCGATGAAGTACGCGGCTCCGCCGCTTGTGGTGCGCCACTGGTCAACTGCGCGGCTGTCAGCAGACATCTCAAAGTCTGAGTAGGCTTGCCCTGTGAGGGGGTCGTTCACGAGTTCTCGCACTTGCCGTCCGAAGTCGGTGGCAAGCTGGGAGTTGTAAGAAGTGGACATCAGGAATCGGCTGGGCTTGCGTGCCATAAAGTAGGATGGGAACAAGACTGAACCGAATGTAGATTTTCCGTGGCGAGGAGGCATAGTGATTAGCAAATTTCGCACAGGAATTGCAGTTGACTTGTGTCTTTCTGTGGCGGGCATGTTGAATTGGTTGGTGAGGGTGTTCCTTTCTAAAGCGTCTAGCGCCCTAATCATCGTCTTGTGGAACAGTGGAATTTTCCAAGTGGGGTTATGTAGCTTAACAAAGCCCTCGAAGCTCTCCTCCGCCTTGCGCAAGGCTAAGAGGTGACGCGCAGCGGCTTGCGGGGTGAGGCTCATGTGTCCGACTCCACAGTGTCGGCGTCTATTATTTGATTTACGCCCGAAGCAATGCGCTCAAGCTCCTCACGAGACATCTTGTCAGGGCTCTCTTGTACCGTGTGTTCGTGTTGTACGAATTGTGCGGTGAGATCGGGCATTACCTTGTTTAGTAGGGCTGAGAAGACGCGAGCTTGGGTGGGCGACCACTCTTTATCCCCCATAACTACGGCGTGAGCCTCGTCTATTTGGAACTCCACACGCTTGTATAGCCCAGAGCGCATGTTGGCGACTTGCAATGGTGTAAGCTTCTTGCCGTTGTGTGGGCTTAGTCGGCCCTTTGGATTGTTTGGCATTAAATTTAACTCCTAAATTTTCAATTTTGCTCAGATTAGTCGCGGGGTCGGAAATGGCGATTGTCGAAAACCGGCTTTGGGGGTCGGGGGTAGCCCCCCCCATGCACGGATTGTGCAATTTCGGGGTCGTAAGCCATTGATTTCATTGAAAACCCTGTTTCTATGCAGGAAATGGATCGCATGTGAGGGCCAAAAAACGTTTTCAAACTTGCTTCAAGCGCGTTGGAACATGGGTGCGTAATAATCATTTCAGCATCTTACATGCGCGTGAGTGCGTGGTCGTCCACGACCGACGAACTTCGTTCTGGGAATTAACAGTTGTCCAGCCAAGGAAGGCTGGGCCTATGTTCACAAAACGGAGGCCAGCATGGCACGCACAAACACACAAACGACTTCACCCGCCCCCACTTCACGCCATTGGGCGCATTCATACGCACCCGCGCAGCCCCCGGAGACCGGGCCGGG